AAGCTGATTCTTTACCGACTTTATCTATCTTTAATGCAGATAGTGATATTTATAACCCTGGCGGTGTTTTAAGCCAGACACCCCTCTATACAAATTTGTCTGCCTTTGATGAACCGCAGACTGGAATGTATTCTTTTACATTAACTCCAAATATTACTGAAATTAATCTGGTATTAGAAGTTCAGTGGTCATATTCTTTAGGCGGGCTTGATGTAACTCAAACTGATTTCTATGGTATTGAAACTCCGTATGCAACAATTCCAGAGACAATAGATTTTCTAGGATATAGTCCTGTTGAAACTGATTCAAATTATATGGATCCATCAATAATTGTAAAAACTGAAAAAATGGCTAGAACCATTATTGAAGGATATACTGGTATTAAATTCTATAGGTATTATAGTGGACAAGAGATTTATGGAATTGGTGCTAATACCATCCAACTCACAGAAAAAATGCTTTCATTAGATCAAATCTATGAAAATGAAATTTTAGTTTTTGATAACACTCAAACACCAACCTATAATACTTTTGGATATAATACTGAAATTAGTCCAACAGGATATCAAATTCGTATCTGGTGGCCTGGTTGGGCAAATGGGTGGGATAATCAGATGGATCCGACCATATATGAGTATGGAAGATTCAGGGACAGATATCTTTATCGCTTCGTAGGTGAAATTGGATATAAGTATGTACCAGAAGATATCAAGTTAGCATCAATGCTACTGCAACAAGATATTTTGGCTAAAGACTATAATTGGAGAAACAAATATTTGTCTCAAGTTACTCTTAGTGAAATTACACTTAGAATGGCTGCGGGAGCATTTAACGGTACAGGAAATGTTATGGTAGATAACATTCTTGATCAATATCGTAAAGCAAATATTGTTATAATATAATGTTTAATGGAATAGATACTTCGTTTATTGGGACAACTATGAATATGAAAGCTGATGTTTATATTCAGCAAAATGTTCAAGATCCAAATACAGGTGCAATTAAGCGTGAATGGCTTTATGCTAAAACTATTCAATGTAAAATAGAGCCTATTAAAAGTCGTGGAGCATCTTCAAAAGGTGATAATAAAGCTTTTGCAAGAACCTCTGATATGGATTATGATGAGAAGATACAGCTAAAGATGTATTCGCTAGAGCTTATGAGTAAGCGTTGGCGTATTGAGAATATTAGAACTAGTGACAACCGTCAAGTTTTTGTTGAAATAGATAAAATTGATCAACCAGATACTAAGTTTGAAGTCACAGCATCACATGCAGCTCTTGACCCTTTTGGCAAGATAACATTCTATGACACAATTCTTCTAAGATCTGAGATGCAAGATGACACTAAAGCTTGAGATTGATACCAATAACCTAAAAGCAGACTTAAATGAATTTGTTGCTAGCCTAGAAGAAATGACTGGTCCTGGAGTAGTTGGAGCAATATCTCGTGCAACATTTTCAATAACTGGCGAAAGATTTATGATTGCTGCAGATAACTATGCAAGAGCAAATCCTAAGAAAATGCATCATGTTTATGAGTGGGGTAAAATAGGTAATAAAACAGGAAGACTTTTTGTTTTGGAAAGATCTTTACTTATAAATGGCAATCTTTTAATAACTACAAACTTTTTGCCATCAAAAATGCCAGTACCCATTAATAAAGAATTACTTATACCTGGCAGAACAGGCAAAGCAGTATCAAGAAAAAGTATTTTTGCCAATAAAGCAAAGGTTATGGAAGCAGGAACTCCAGTCTCATTTACTGCAAAAAGAGTTTTATCAATTGTTGGTAATAACGGAATAGTTTTTATAGCCCCAGGAACACAAATAAAGATTCTTCATCCAGGAGGACTAAAAACAAAAAATGCATTCGCATCATATATAGTTGAATGGTATACTAAAAATGCAGGTGCAATTATGGATTCCTCTGGACTATATGAGATGATATCTGATGAAGTGTCAAGAGTCATGAGTTCAAATAATTATGGGGTCACGCAGGTTAGAGCAGCAGTAGAAAATGTTGCTTCAAAGTTTGATAAAGGGGTGGTTATTAAATGACAGTAGATTATTCATACGTTGCAGCATTTGATGTAAGAAATGCTATGTGGGCGGAGCTTCAAAATGCAGGTCTATTAAATTCTAAAGATTATATGGCTGATGGATTTAATTACCCACTAGTCCCTATTATTCCTTCCCAGCAAGTTCCAGAATTCAATAATCTTCTCCCTGGAAAAACATATATGACTTATGATATTATTCAAAAACCAGTTGGGCCACAATGGTGGATTTCAGAAGAAACTATGGTCATGCAAATAATATCAAGAAGTAACTCTGAGATATTGACAATAATTAACTTTTTAACAGATCTTTTTAGAAGATATGACTTATCTGCACTTGATGTAAACAGCCTAGCGCAGTCAAATAGTAGTCCTTTTAAGTTCTTTAATTTCAGGATAGAATCAGCAAACCCTGTTCAGCCATTTATAGATGAAGGCGGGTTTATGAGCGGAGACTTTTCCTTTATTTATACCTATACACGCTCTGTAGACCAAGGTCCTAATAATACAGGTAGATATATCTAAAATTTGAATTATATTAGTTTAATGCTATGATTTTGTATGAGGAAGCAAGTTGTCATCTTGTTTTTAATTCAAAAATAAATAAGGTGGTGAAATAAATAAATGGCTACAAATACAAAAAACGTAATCGTCGGTGCAGCAGCATTGTTCACAAGTATTGGAAATAGTTCTAATAACTATGGTCGCCCAGCAACAGATTCAACAACACTTGGATCTCTGTTCTCAGCAACCGCTTCAGCACGTCAGTCTCTCCTAGCTTCTACAGCTACTCCAACTACTGGATATCGTGAAGTAGGATACACAAATACAGGTCTTGAAATTTCATACGAACCAACATATGGCGATGTAATGGTTGATCAGCTACTTGACTCTGCTCGCCTATTCAAGCAATCCCTTAAGGTTACGCTCAAGACAGAGCTTGCAGAAGCAACACTTGAGAATCTAACATTCTCATGGGGTCAAATGGATACTTACTATGCTGCAAATACTGCAAGCACAGTATCATCAATCCCAACACTCGTAAATAATGACGCAGCTCTTGGAACTAACGATAGTCCAGCAGCAGCATTGAATATTGCAGCAGGTGCTCTCGGAGATGCTCCAGTAGAGCGTGTCCTAATTGCAGTTGGACAAGCTCCACAGCAAGTTGGTACATCAGTTGCTGATTCAGTACCAAGCGGTATCAGCTCTTCTAGCACAATCTCAGCTGGAACAACTACAACTGCTTTGCGTTCTAAAGAGCGTGTTTATGTTGCACGTCGTGTTGTTTCAATTGATACAACAATGCATGCTTTGAAGCGTGATGGAGCAACTGTGTTTCCAGTGAGCTTCCGTTGCCTACCAGATTCTAACTATGCTTATGCAGGTGCAGAATATGGTGTTGTTATTGACCGTGTATTCGGCACTAACTAACAACTAAATACAACTTAATATAGAATTTCAAGCCCCGTCAGAAATGGCGGGGTCTTGAATTTGTCCATAGGTATTATATTGGTATAATTTAACTAATAAACAAAGGAGATATAAAATGGCAACAACAGTATATGATGTAGTAGAAATTGAGTTGGGTGATGGAACAAACGTCGTTCTAAAACCGCTACCTATTAAACAGCTTAAGAAATTTATGGCTGTTATTAAAGAAATGGAGCTTCCTGATAATGAATCAGAAGAAGCAGCAATGGAAGTTTTTATTAAAGCAGCAATGGTGTGCTTGGAAGCAGTGAAGTCACCTCTAGCAGAAGATAAAGATAAATTTGAAGAAATCATTGATACTCCAACAATGATGAAAATTCTTGAAGTTTGTGGGGGTCTAAAACTTAATGACCCAAACCTTCTGGGAGCAGCTCTAGTTGGGACGAACTAGACTTAGCCTCCCTTGAGTCCGAAGTTTTCTTGCTTGGTCATTGGAAAAACTATGATGAGCTTGAAAGTAACTTATCATTAGAAGAATTAATGGCAACATTAAATGCTTTTAGAGATAGAGAGCATCGTGAGAGAAAGTTCTTAGCAGCAATGCAAGGAATTGATCTTGATGAGGCAGAAAAAGAACCTGAAAATGTTTCAAGTTTGATGAATGCTAGAAATGCTCAAAGCGAAGGTTTTGGAATAAATGAAGGATTAGGCTTCATGCAATTGGGGGAATAACATATGGCAAATATTGAACTTAAGATAGTCGCACTAGGTGACTTCTCAAGTGTAAATGCCCAAATAAAAGCCCTTCAAACACAGGTTGAATTACTTCAAAAGAGCGTATCTGGTGTTGGATTAAAGCCAGAAATTGCAAACCAATTAAAGAATATTCAATCTGAATTTTCTAATGCTTTAATGTCAAGTGGTAATTTTACAAAACAAACAGTACAGCTTACATCAGAAACACAAAAATTTGGACAAGCCCTTCAATCTGGTAAATTAAGTCTTGGTCAATATTTTGGAATCATAACTGGAAAATCAGCAGAAGCCCAAAAAGCTGTAAATGCTTTGGCAGTTGAACAAGTTAAATTAAATAACTCTATAGTACAAACAGATATTACAAAGCAGGGTGTATACAGCGTATATACACCAACAAAGATTGATGAGCTTTCAAAGTCTACAGAAATTGCAGCAGCAAAGCAAAATATTTATAATCTTGCTGTTAAAGAAGGTTCTACACAACTTATTAATTTTGGTAAAAATACACAGTGGGCTGGTCGTCAGTTAACTGTTGGTCTTGCAATGCCAGCCATTCTTTTTGGAAGTCAAGCAGTTGCAGCATTTAAATCAGTAAATACAGAATTAACAAGATTACAAAGACTTTATGGTGAAGGTCTTACTCCTCCAAGCCAAGCACAACTTAATCAAATTTCTGGTCAAGTCCTCAAGCTTGGAACACAAATTGCTCAACAGATGGGTATTGCACAATCTGAAACTGTTAAAGTTGCAGCTAATTTTGCTGCTATGGGTATTCAAGGACAAAATCTTCTTAATATAACTACTCAAACACAAAGACTTTCAAAGCTAGGTGCTATTGATGCTACACAAGCAACTGCAGCAATTGTATCTTTGCAAAATGTTTATAAAGTAAGTACACAAGATTTAGGTAATGCTGTTAACTTCTTGTCATCTATGCAGAAACAAACAACAATGTCTCTTTCTGATATGACAGATGCTATTCCACGTGTTGGTCCAATTATGGCACAATTAGGTGGAACATATAAAGATACTGCTGTTATGTTGCTTGCTATGAAAGAAGCAGGTGTTCCAGCTGCACAGGCTGCTAACGCATTAAAGTCTGCTATGGCATCTATTATTGCCCCTACATCTGCAGCAACAAAAGAATTTGCATCATTTGGAATCAATCTTGCAACAATTAAAAATGCAGGAACACCAGTACAAATGATTGAAGCTTTGCAATCAAGTCTTGTTAGACTAGCACCATTGGCAAGAGAACAACTTATTGAAAAACTATTTGGTAAATTTCAATTTGCTCGTGTTTCAGCACTTCTTGATAATTTTGGAAAAGTTGGATCTCAAACTCAAAATGCTTTGAAGGTTGCTGGTGCTACAAATGCACAACTTGCAACTTTGGCGGGTCAAGAAATGGCTCAAGCAACACAATCTACAACTGCTAAATGGCAAAGAGCTATTGAAACATTAAAGGCAGATTTATATCCAATTGGACAAAAGATTCTTGAAGTTGGAACAAAAATTATTGATTTTGGTCAAAAGATTGCTGATTTCTTTAATAAGTTGCCTGGACCAATTAAATCTGGACTTGGAATTCTTCTTACTCTTGGAGTAATTTCTGGTCCAATTATTATGATAACTGGTTTGCTTGCAAACTTAATGGGACAGGGAATGAAAGTAGGCTATAGCCTACTAGGAATTATTGATGGAACTAAAAAGTGGAAAGATTTAATGACTCCAACATCTATTGCAGCAAAAACTGCAACTGATGCCTTTAATGAAGGTATAATGACAAATGTTGCGTCAATTGATCAACTTAATGCAGCACTTTTAATAATGATAGATAATCTTGCTAAAATTAATATGGGTCAAATGACTAGTGCTGGAGGGGTGCTAGGTTCAGTTGAAAAAGCAGCAGCAGCAGAATTAGCAAGTGGTCAATTATTGCTACCAGGAATGGCAACAGGTGGATTTGTTCCAGGAAATCCTTCAGATGGCGATGCTTATCCTGCAATGTTAATGGGCGGGGAAGCAGTTATCCCTACAAAAACAGCAGAACAGCACCGTCCTCTTATTAATGCAATGTTAAGAGGTAACTTGCCTGGTTATGCATTTGGTATTGGAAAAGTTGGCAAGTGGAAAGATAAAAAAGTTACTACAGAGCGTGGTCATGGATTATCTGAATATCCTGAATCAACTGTTGAACAATTTAATGAGCCAGGGCTTTTATCACAAACAGGTCTTGATAAAGTTGTTTCTGTTGTAAGAGGTATGATGCTCGGCATGTTTGGAAATATAAATCAAGGAACTAAATCTACAAGATCTGGAAAGACTGGTTCAGAAATTGCAGAAGGATATCGTGCTGTACAATCAGCAGATATTGATCCTTTGGAGAATTTAAAAAATCAAGCAAAGTTGCTTGGTGTAAATATGAAAGAATTTGAACCAAAAATTGATAAAGCTTTTGAAGAATTTTTAAATGAATTGGAAACAACTAAAGCTAATTATAGATTTGGTGGAGAAAAGGCAAAAGAAAGAGCTATAAAAGAAGGACAAATATATGGTGGTACTCTTGAATCTTTTACTGAAAGTAAAATGGGTCCAACAATTGATACAACTGCAACTTCTGGTAAAAGCAGTCTTGGAAATATTTTAAAAAGAATCGCTGGGACTAGAGGTTCTGGAAGAGGAAAAACATCTGGTTCAACAGGAAATACTTTCTTTGAAGAAACTCCAGGAAAATTTGTTCCAATTTCAGAAAGTGAAGAGTTAAAGTCTTACCCAGAATTATCTAAACTAAGTAACTCTGAACTTCAAAATGAATTTGCAACAAGACAATCATATTCAATGAAGAATTTATTTACAAGACAATCTTCAAGAAGTAAGGCAGCTCAAGAGGCAAAGGTTGCTGGAGAAGAAGTTGTCAAGTCTGGTAATGAAGGTTTGGGTAATAATTCTCCATCTGTTAAAGGAGAAGAGTCTGGTGTTAATTATATTAAAGGTGTTGAAAAAGGAATTAATAAAGAAGCCCCATCTTTATGGACAGAAGGAAAACAAATTGCCTCAACAATGCATGATGGTATTGATGAAGGACTTAATGGTTCTGCTGGAACTTCAAAGATTCAAGGAATATTTAATAAAGCATTTGGTTCTGGAGGAAAACTTAGTGGAATGATGTCTAAGTTCTCAGGTATGGGAATGATAGGAAAGATGGGCATTGGTATGGGGTTGGGAGCTGTTTCTCAAATGGCTTCTCCGCTTCTTAATAAACTTCCAGGTGGTAATTTAATTTCAGATGCATTGTCAGGTGCATCAATGGGCGCAGGATTCGGACCTTGGGGTATGGCAGCAGGAGCTGCTTTAACTCTTGTTGGTGGCGGAATCAAGTCATTAATGGCTGCAGAAAAACTTCATTCACAAGAATCTGCTGCAGACTTCAAAGTAAGCTCAGATGCAATTCAATTTTTTGGAGGCAAGGTTTCAGATACAAGTCATCTAATGGATACTTTTACCCTATCTTCAAAATTAATGGGCGATTCTTTATCACCTAGCGGTTCAGCTGGAAAAGGTTTAAGTTATAGTATATCTCAGCTTAAATCTTTTTCAGATTTAGTAAAAAGTTTATCAAAAGATAATCCACTACCTTTAGTCATAGATCAAATGAAAGGTCTTTCTGGTACATCTGCAAAAAGTATTGCTGATTCATTTATTCAAGTTCAAATGGCTATAAATGGTATGAGTAAATCACAAGCAGATTCAATGCTTCAGATGATGTTAACAATGTCTGGTCATAGCTCAACAGCAATAGGTGCTGGTGTTTCAGCTGCAGATCAACTTCATGCAATTCAAAATACATTAATTGCAACAAGAAGTGATAGAGATAAATTTACTGCATTTGTGGGGCAAATATCTAATCTTGCAACAAATACAACTTCATGGCAGCAATACGATACAATCATTAAAGCAATTGGATCTGATGCAAAAAATTCTGGAGCATACGTTCAAGGTTTAATTTCATATTTAAATGGAATAGGTGATAAAGCTGGAGCACTTACAGTTGAAACACTTCAAGCATTAAATTATAGTGCTACTGAAATTACAGATATTCAAAAAATTCTAACAACAGGTAGTTTTAATACAGATAAATACAAGCCTTCAGATATTAAAGCAATACACGATTTAGCTAAAAAATCTACAGATTTACAGTTAAAAGCTACAAACTCACAAAATAGTTTAAATAATGCTACAAATATTGCAGCTGCTGCAAGTCAAGCAAATTCTGCTGCATTAACTAAAGAGCAAAAGCTTCTTGATGCAAAACTTAAATCTTTGCAAGATTTACAAAAACAACAAACTCAAAATACTTCTTATGCAACAACGCAAGAAGATTTAAAAAATCAAATTCTCATGGCTCAGTCTACGGGTGACAATCTTAAAGCTCAAATGCTTAAACAGCAATTACTTGGAACAACTCGTGACTATAAGTTACAAAATCAAGTTGATGCAGCACAACAAGCTGCTGATGCAAACAGACTCCTTTTAGATAATGCAAATGCAAATTCTACAGCACAAATTGCTGCAACAAATGCTACAACTGCTGCAGTTACAGCGGGAGCTAAAGAAGTTGCAAATGCGATACATCCTGGCTCATTAACTGGAAGCGGCGCAAAAACTGCACTTGGAGATGTTGATGTTGGTACAAAATTTGGAATGACTACAGGGGAAGTAAATAAAAATGTTGATGCGTGGCATAAAGCTGGAACAAGTAAGATACCAGAATTTAAAGGTCAGTGGGCAATGTCTTATACTGATCCAGAAACTGGCAAACAATCGCAAGTTTTGACACCAGATGCTCGTGCATATGTAGTGAAGTATGGTAATGAAGGACAAGGTTATAAAAAAGGTGATGAATTTCAATTTAATGGTTATAATTATAAAGTAACAAATGGAGTAGATAGTACTAATCCGCTTACAAGGCAAGGTGCAGATTTACAGGGATCAGGTTCATCTTTTACCCCTTCTTCATCTCAAATACAAACAAAAAAGAACTCAATTAAATATTCAGATGAAGATTTAAAAGGCTGGTTACAACAGTATAATACTTCTGTTGCCTCAGCTGGAGGACCAATTAATAAATGGTCAATGTCAGATATAATTAAATCTGGAAAACTTACTACAAATGGAGGTATACTAGCTTTACTTGAATCTGGCCTGACACCTGGCGCATATTTTACTCTTGATGGAAAAGAATATCAAATGAATAATGGTGGAGCAAATGTTGTTAAGATGGCAAAAGGCGGAGTAGCAAGAACTAACTCTTCTATAACTTATCATAAACAACATATGAATCGTCAAGCCCGCCATTTTGATACTGGTGGACATATTACAGGTCCAGGTACTGCAATATCTGATTCAATCCCAGCAATGCTTTCAAATGGTGAATATGTGATTAAAGCAGATTCTGCTGCACACTATGGTAAAGGTTTCTTTGATTCAGTAAATGCAAAGAAATTTGCAAAAGGTGGAATGCCTAATGTATTAAAATTTACAGAAGCATCAA